CCGTCGGTCGTGTCGTCGAGGCGGAGCTCGACGTGGAGCCCGTCGGGCCCGTCGCGCCACGCCTCGCCCCGGCCCACCCACGCGCCCATCCCGGCCCGGGTCGGGTGCTCCAACTGCACCTTGAGCCGCCGGGCGGGCCAGCGGTCGACGACACCGGCGAACGCGCCCCGGGTGAACGCCTCGAGGTAGGGGCCGTCGCCGTCGTCGACCTCGACCACCTCGTCGTAGGGGGCGGCGAGGCCGATCACGGTGAGGCCGTCGCCGTCGACCGGCACCTCGACGGGGGCAAAGGCTCGGTACAGGATCATGCGGGGGCCTCCAGTGCCGGGGCGCCACCCGGCTCGACGGCGGGCGGGGCGGCGGGCCCGACCTCGGTGACCTCGACGGCCGCCGGGACCGCCGGGCCGGTCGAGGTCGGGGCGGTCGAGGTGGGGCCGGCGACGTCGCCACCGGCGACGGGGGGCAGGTCGAGCATCGCGCGGCCCTCGTTCAAGGTGATGAGCCCGCCGGTCCGGGCCTGCACGGCGATGGTCACCCGGGCGCCGAGGTCGGGCCGCAGCACGGCGGCCGTGGCGAACCGGGCGTCGGTCCCGCGGGGCAGACACGTCGAGCTCAGCTGCTCCTCGAGGGGCCGCAGGTACGTGCCGACGACCGTCGTGGTCAAGAATTGCTGAAAGACGTCTGTGATGTTGCGGTAGGTGAGGGACGGGCCCTCGAGGCCGAGCATCGCCCCGGGGATCCCGCAGGCGACGGCGAGCTTCGCGTCGTTGGCCCGGCGGGTGTCGGCCAGCTGGGCCTTTTCGGCGTCGGAGGCGACGACGTCGACCTCGGTCCCGGCGGGCACGACGAGGGCCTCCCGGTTGCGGGTCGCCGCGTTGTACTTCAGTTTCAGCAGGTCGGCGTTGGCCTGGGTGAGGTCGGGGTCGGGGTGGCGGAGCACGGCCGGCGGGGCGGCGCCGGTGCTGAAGTACTTGGCGGCCCACCGCTCGGCGGTCACGGCCGAGGCGAGCAGTTGGGGGTGGGTGTCGAGCAGGCCCCGGCCGACGAGCTCGCCCGGCTCGCACCCGCGTGCCACGTGAAACACGTCGCGCGCCGGGTAGCGGTCGCCACCGATCGTGTAGACGACCTCGCCCGTATCGGCGACCACCTCGACCGACCATTGCCCCGCCGGGACCGGATAGAGCACCTCGGGCCACCCGGACCACGAGTCGTCGCCGAGCACGGCGACGTAGTTGCCCCGGAGGGCGAGGGCCCGGATGTACTCACCGATGAAGTCGACGAGGGTCCGATTGGGCCCGGGGGTGGGGTTGCGCAGGATCGGCGGGTCGCCCCCGGTCGGCTGGCCGCCCTGCCAGGCGTGTAGGCCCATCTGCACGGCGAGGGCGGTCACGGTGTCGAGGAACGCGGCGACGACGGGCAGGCCGAGGGCCTCGTCGTCGGTGACGACCATGAGCGGGTCCCACGTCGCCCACGTCGAGAACGTGCCGGCCCCGGCGTAGTGGAACCCGGCGAGGGCCCCCGACCCGGAGGGCACCCGGACCGAGGCGGTCACCCGGGGCCGGGCGGCCCGGAGCAGATCAGCCAACATCGGCGCTCCCATCGTTGGCCCGGAGCTCGAGGGCGAGGCCGATCACGAGGGCGGCGACACCCGCGGCGAGCAGGCCCCAGTACCACCCGGCGAGCAGGGTCACCGCGGCCACCGCGGCGACGGCGCCGGCCAGCTGGCAGAGCCCGGCGACCACGAGGGGCGACATGCGCGCCAGTATCGCACCAGGATTACGGGGGTCCACGGTCCACGGTCCACGGTGCAGGCCGGGCGGTACCGTGGCCGGCGTGCGCGAGCTCGACTGTTTCCCGCTCCTCGAGCGGTACCCGAAGACCTCGGGGTACGGCCAGCGGGTCGACCCGATCACGGGCGCGGCCGGGTCGTTCCACCGCGGTGTCGACTACGGGGCGCCCTACGGGGTGCCGGTCGTGGCCCCGTGGGACGGGCAGGTGACCACCGGATATGAGTCGGGCGGGGCCGGTTACTGGTCGTGGGTGGTCAACGGGCCGGCCATGTTCAAGTCGTTCCACCACTCGACGTGCGTCGTCGGCTCCGGGTGGGTGACGGCCGGGACCACGGTCGCGCTCATCGGCTCGACCGGGTCGAGCACCGGCTCGCACGCCCACCTCGAACTCTGGGACGGCGGCACCAACATCGACCCGACCGGATACCTCGACCGGGCCCCGCTCTACGGAGGCGACGACATGCCACTGTCCAACGACGACCTCGCGGCCATCACCCGGATAGTCGACCAGTCCATCAACTCGGCCCTCGCGTCGTCCTACACGGGGTCGCGGGCGCTGCAGGTGCAGGGCGAATCCGAGGTCTACCAGTTGGTCTACAAGTCGGGCGAGCTCTGCCGGCGGCACATCCCGAGGCCCCAACAGATAGGCATGCTCCAGTACGTCGACGGCCTCGCCGGCCCCCGCGGGCAGGCGCCCCGCGTGCTGACGGACCCGGCCGATATCGCCGAGTTTCTCGACCTCCCCGAGGTGCCGTGATGGAAGCCGATGCGTTCCACTGGTTGCTGCTCGTCCTCGTCGTGTTGCTGCTCGCCGTCGCGCTGTTCGGCGCCCGCCGGGTCCCCTAGTTACGGGCGTGGACCGTCCACGGTGGACGGCGGCAGTAGGCGGGCGGCGGCCTCGCGCAGCGCGGCCCGGTGGTCGAGCAGATCGTCGGCGGTGGCCTCGGTCGTCTCCTCGAGCAGGGCCTCGGCCGAGCCGATGAGGTGCGCGGCGAGCAGGGCGGCGGGCGCGGTCGCCCAACCGCTGGGCGGCCTCGGCGGCGAGGGGACTGTCGGCGAGGTAGGCGACGAGGTCGTCGCGGGTCGGTGTCGTCATGGGCCCCGGTTCTATCAGTAGGCGACCCACGCCGAGCGGGCCGGGGCGGTGTCGGCGGCCCAGAGGGCGAGCACGGCGGCGACCGCGGCGTCTATGTCGGTCGAGGTGGACCGCCGGCGGAGGCCGATGGTGCCCGGCTCGCCGGGTTGCGCGGCGGCGAGGTGGGCCTCGAGCAGGTCGCCGGGCGGGGCGACGAGCCGGCGGGAGATGGTCGCTTCATAGAACGACCGGCAGGCCCGCTCGACGTCGGCGGTGGTGAGGGCGTCGAGCAGGCCCTCGACGGCCGAGCACGCCCGGGTGGCGGGGGCCTCGACGGCGCCGCGCTTGACGACGGTGACCCGCCGGGGCCGCCACCGGGTGACGAGCTCGCGTAGGCGGGCCTCGGCGGCCGAGCTCGCCCCGGCCCCGGTGAACGCGTCGAGGGCCTCGACGTGGGTGCGCCCGTCGGGCCTCGGCCACGCCGCGGCGATGGTGACGTGGCGGAGCTCGGGGCCCGAGTCGATGGCGAAGCTGACGGCGCCGGCGGCGTCGTCGGGGACGGTGGCGCCCGGGTCGACGACCTCGGCCCACCGCTCGGCGGGGAGCCACGATTTCATGGCGGTGACCCGGCGGCAGAGCACCTCGACCTCGAACACGTTGGCCGGGTCGGTGGCGAGCTCGGCGGCGAGGGTGGCCTCGTCGAGCGTGTGACCGAGGGCCGGGTTGCTGGCCTGCCACCCGCGGCGGTCGGCGCGCTCGAGCTCGGGCGGGGCGGACCACTCGAAGTAGGCGAGGGGGCCCGGCGTGCGAGCGGCGGCGGCGGCGCGGCCCTGGGCCTGCAGGGCGTCGAGCACGACGGACGTCTCGTCGCCCTCGGTCGAGATGGTCCACAGTTGCGAGCTCGGCCGGGCCCGGCGGGTCTTGTCGAGGGCCGCATACGGTGCCCAATCCTTGTACTCGCGGAGCTCGTCGAGCACGACGAGGTCGACGCCGGGGATGCCCCGGCCCCCGCCGGCGGTCGACGAGACGACCTTGTACCGGCAGAGCCGGCCCTCGGGGTGGGTGATCTGTAGTTCTTCGCGGCCGGTCGTGCGCAACACGTTGGTCACGGGGAGGTCGGCGTCGACGGCGAGGTCGACGGTGTACTTCCACGCCTCGATGGCCACGTCGCGGGACTGGGCGGCGGCGATGGCGAGGCGCTCGCCCCAGAGCCACATCCCGGCGAGGATGCGCACGGCGGTCACGAGGCTCTTGCCGTTCTGGCGGGCCACGATGGTGAGCACGGTCCGATGGGACCACCGGTGGCCGGGCCCGGTACGGCAGGCCCGGTCCAATAGATATACCTGCCACGGCATGAGCTCGATCCCGAGCACCTCCCGGGCGAACTCGACGGCCTCGGCGCCCCGGCCACGGCGGCCCGTCGGCGGCGTGGCGAGGCGGGGGCGGGGGTAGCCGATGAGCGCGGGCGGGCGCGCCACCCGGGCGCCTACCGACCGGGCGACGGGCGTGGACCGTGGACGGTCGACGGTGGACGGTGGACGGTCACGAGGTCGGGCACCCTTGGTCGAGGCGCTCGACGAGCAGGGTCGCCATGATCGTGGTCGCGGCGACGACGTCGACCTCGAACGCCGGCGTGTCGGTCGGGGTCGACGCGAAGTGTCGGCCGTGGACGGACTGGGCGAGGCAGATAGACACGAGGGCGCCCTCGACGGTGGCCCGGTCGAGGGTGAACCCGAGCAGGCGGGCGGCCTCGCCGAGCTCGGCTTGCAGCATGGCCCGGCCGCCGGCGTCGAGCTCGTCGCCCACCCGGGCCGTCACGCCCTCACGGACGAACGCGAGCCAGTCGGCGAAGACCTCGGTACGTACCGCCGGGTTGGTGACCTCGCGGACGAGCTCGCGCAGCAGCTGGGCGGGGCGGCGGTCGCACCCGACGCACAGACCGTGATCGTCGAGGGCGCCCTCGTCGCGGGCCGCGCACGGCGTGTCGGAGCTCCGGGCCCGGGGGCACCCGACGTGTTCGGGGTCGTCGTCGTACCGGCCGTACCCGCCGGGGCCTCGGGCGCTCACGTGTCGTCGTCCTCGGCGCTCGGGGTGCCCATGGAGAGGTTGACCATGATTCCCTCGAGAGCGAGCCCGGCGGCCGCCCGGCCCATCACCTCGGCGGCCCGGGCCACGACCTCGGGTTGGTCGGACACGACGGTGAGGGAGACGACCATCGTGGCGGTCACCACGGCCTCCCGGCCCGAAGGGCGCCGGCAAGGGCGCCGAGGGCGAGGCCCAGGGCGAGGGCGCCGGCGAGCAGGCACCCGTTGCTATAGGCGGCGAGCGGGGGCCGGGTCATACCGAGCCGGTCCCGCGGGTGAAGTCGGGGAGCACGGCGCCCGAGGGGCCCTCAAGGCACGCCCAGAGATGCAACGTGCCAGCGTGCAAGTTGACGTAGTCGGCGACCGGGGGGTGCACCTGATAGGCGTAGCGGTCGGGGGCGATGAGCCGGCGGCGCACCCATTCGAGCTCGCCCCAGCTGGGATAGCGGGGGGAGGGGTGGGCGTGTTGGGCCCGGGTCGAGGGGAGCGAGACGGACACGTGGCGCCACCATCGCCCGTCGAGCTCGACGGCGTCGGACCATATGACAAACAGGCGCCGGTGGTCGGGGCCGATCCCGGTGAGGCGCTGGCCGTCGTCGACGTCGGCGACGACCTCCCACCGGGCCGGTAGGCGGGGCGCGGGCGGGCGCGGTTCGGCGGGGCCCTCGACGGCCTCGGCGGGGCCGGGCCCGGCCTGGGCCGGGTGTCCCGGGCCGGGCCCGGTGCCCCCGGGCGGTAGCGGGTCGCGCTTTGCGCTCACAGCCCCCACGATGCCGTCTCCCGGCCTCGACGAGGCGGGCCGGGTGCGACCGGCCGGGGCCCGGGCAAAAACGGCGTTTCGGGCACACACGGACAGGTCACGGGGTGTCCGCCACGTCGCCCTCAGAAAAAAATGCCCCGTCGTCGAGCGACCGGGGTCCCCGGGGCGCGTTCGTCCGGTCGTCCCAACCGGCGTTCCACCCCGCGCCGTAGCCGCGCATGTACCCGTAGCGGGCGAGGCGAGGCTCGACGCCGGCGACGAGCGCGAGCACGACACCAGTACCGGCCAGCACCCACGCGGCCAGCTGCACGGCGATCACGGCGAGGGCGAGGCCGGCGAGCGCGACGGCGAAGAACACGAACCGGGCCGGGTCGGTGGCGAGGTGGGCGTCGGCCTCGGTGAGGCGTTGCATCCGCCGGCCCCGGTCGCGCCAGGGCTGGGCGGTCACCCGTCGGTGTCGTCGGTGGATTCGTCGGGCGCGGTGAGCGGGCCGACCGGCTCGACGGGCGTCGAGCCCGGCGGGTACTCGGCCGGGGTCGGCGTCGTGCCCGGTAGCGGGCGGTCCTCGCCCAGGCCGTCGCCCTCGTCGGGATCACCCTGCAGGGGCGAACCCTCGGTCGGTACGTCGTGACCGACCGTCTCGCCCCCGGCGGGTTCGCCCTCGGTCGGATAGTGCTCGTAGTCCGTCTCGTCATAGCCAGAGCTCATGGCGCGTGATCCTTCCGGTACGGGTTGCGGTGGATCATCTTCCACGGTCGAGCCGTCGGTCGGGCGCATACCCAGGCGCCACGCATCGGCGATCTGACCGAGGGTCGGCTCGACCTCGGGGTCGTCGCTATCGGGGTCGAGGTCGGTGACGCGCAGGCGGGCCGGCGACACGACCACGATCTGACGGTGACCGTCGTGCGCGGCTTTCCACCCGGCGCCGAGGGCGAGCATCACGTCGTCAGACACGGCGCCCTCGTCCTCGCCCCGGCCCGTGACGAACACGTACCGCTTGAGCCCGCACGTCGAGCACCGGAGGGTGACCCGCCACGCCGGCGGTGAGGTTCGTCCTGCTCGCATGACCGGTTCCATCGGCGCGAAGCCTGCCCGATATGAGCGCGCTGCAGCGGGTATCTGCGCGCACCTACCGCAACTCCCACGCAGGTAATTACATCCGGAGGATGAGCAGAACTCGAACAGGTGCTGCATCACCCGGAGGTCCACGGCTTGCACGACGGCAACGGGCCCCGGCCAGCACGGCGGCGACTGCAGGCGTGTTCGACCCGGTGTTCGGACGCGGCGAACCGGGCCCGACGGGCCCGGTTCGTTCTCGGTGTTGTCGCCGGCGGGGACGGGGTGCCGGTCGAGGGTGAGGTCGTCGCCCCCCGGGTCGCGCTAGGGCGGGTCGTGCCCGGCCGGGCGGAGACGTCGACTCATCCGGGCGATCGCCTCGGGGCCGGGCAGCGCGGGGGCCTCGACCTCGTCGACCTCGGCCACGCCCTCGCCGGTCCCGGCCGGCGGCACGACGGGCCGGCCACCATGGGCGGCCTCGGCCTGGGTGCGCGGCCCGCTCACGGCCCGCCGGCGGGCGCCCTCGGTGTTGAGGAGGATCGCGTGCCACTCGGCGGCGGCCCACGGCGGTACGTGGAGGCGGTAGCGGATGACGTGGCGGCCCCCGCCCTCGGGAACCGGGATGTCCTGCAGGGACACCCAACCCTGGGCCTCGAGCTCCCGGGTCGCCCGGCGCACGGCCGACACGCCCGCGCCCCACCCGAGGGCCCGGCGGCGGCGGAGCCACGCCGAGCCGCCACGCCGGCGGGCGAGCACGGCGCCCAGGCGCTCGGCGA